TGTCATAATCAATAGAAATTAGAGAAAATGCATTAGAAGAATTAATTGTTACTGGAATATTGATTCCTTCAATTGAAACTGGGGCGCTAGTAACATAAGTTCCAGGAATCTGATTTGTTTTATTTGGCGGCGGAGTGATAGTATCTGGATCGCCATCTGGTCCAGCAAATGTCTGAACTTGCCACGGAGAAATTGTTAGATTACCTACCTTAATAGTAAGATCACTAATGGTTAAAATTGTTGATGCCGTTTTCAGATATAATGTAATAGTATCGCCATTAGTAACTGTTGCTGGAAAGACTCCAATAGAATTATTGTTGATTTTAATTTTAACTTCACTAGAATCTGTATCTACCAATTCCACAGGCACTGTAACACCAGCGCCTAATCCAGTAATTCCACCAACTGGTCTTGCTGCAGAAGCAACCAACGTGTCAGTTGCAACATTTGTTACTGGTGGGAAATCAAATGATGTTGGAGTTGTAGATGGAATGTTTCCTGTTGTAACTGTCCAGTTACTACCACTTGGAGAATCAGCAATTGTTAGAGATGCTGTTGTTGGTGTAAGTCCGTTACCAGAGCTTAATATTCTTAATTGTAAATAATCTCCATTCCCAACTGTTCCTGTAGTTCCCCAAACAGCACCATCTAACACTTCGAAACCATCATCATTTGTTGAAGTATTTCCAGTGCTGGAAATTGCATACTCACCAACTGTTACATCAATAGCACCAGGATTAAACAATCCAGTAATTGGGAGAACTTCACTATAAATGTAAGTATTTAAAGGTTGATCAGATAGATCTGTAAATACAGGGAATGGTATAACTTGATTGACTGGAAGAGATCTGGTTACGATATCCCAATTCTCAAAAGAAGTTCCAATACGAAGGGTTACTCGCGTGGTTTGATTTACAAAGTTTTTTGTTCTACCACGAATTTGGAGTTTTGCACCATTTTCTACTACTTCAGTGCCAGTTCCTAGAATCCAACCAGTATCCCATGTTCCATCACCATTATAATCAATACGCATAGCATAGTAATCTAGTGGATCATCACCAGGAGGAACAGCAAGATTACTAGTAAGACTTACAGGAGCTTGTGTTGTTGGAGTGAGTCCAGTTACTGTGATAATAGATTCGGAAGGACGTGTTCCATCTGCATATGTATATAAAACATCAAGATCCGCATCAACATATTTCTCAAATGGAAATGGATCTGGAGTAAAATCTTCTGGAACAGTAATAATTGACCAGAATTGGGTCAAAGTGCCAATCTGAACTGTGACTGTTAGTGTCGTATCCCACTCAGAAGGCGCTTTAAACTTAAACTGAACGTAATCACCCTCAGAGACATATAATGGTGTATTGGAAAATGAATATGTCATTCCTTTAGTCTATAGTTCCAGTCTTACTATTTATCCCCACTACTATAATTCCCTCACACTATTCCATGTGTTGGATTTATTGACATCAACCTGAATTGGATAATCAGATTTGACCTCAACAGTAATGTCAATATCATCAACCAACAAGAGTTCCGATAATATCTCTGTTTCTGGAGAAATAACTGGCGCTTGATCTCTAAAAAGATCTTCCGAATCTGGGATATTTAAATTGTTTGGAGTATCATCAACAATGACCGAAACTGGTTCTGTTCGGGTTAGTGTTCCTCCACTGCCAACCACAGTCATTATAATATCATAACTCCTAGGACCAAAATCATCCCAGGTTGGAGTCCAAGAGATTACACCGCTGACAGTATTATTTGTTCCATTTAGTTCAGCAGACCCAGCGGGAGTAATATTAATAGTATCTACCAAAGTAACAACCCCTTGATTAGGTCCAGAAGTGTAATTTGTATAAATCTCAAATTTTATTTCTTCATTTGCATATTTGGTGCTATATTGAATAGGTAGAGATGTATCACCATATGTTATACTCGTCGGAACCTCAAATTCATCAATAGTTGGTATCTGATATACTGTTATCAATACACACGCGACTGGACTAGTTCCACCAAGTCCTGTAGCATATGCACAATAATTTGTTGTATCAGATGGGCAGACTGTTTCCTGACTAGTAACATTCCCATTTGTAATAGTTCCAGAAGTCCAATATAAAGTATCACCATCTCCCTGAACAGACCAAGTTATTACAGCACATTGACCGACTACTAGTGTCGCTCTATTTGTAGTAATTACAACTACTGGTGGAATATAAACAGTGAGTGTTACTGCATCTACTCTATCAACTCCAGCAAATGATGCCGTAATAGCATATGTTGTTGTTGATTGTGGTGATACATCACGAGATCCATCGAGAGCAACTGCTCCAATTCCTTGATCAATTGAAACACTATCAGCAAAAGACGTTCCCCACGATAATGTAGCGGTCTCGCCTCTGATGATAGCACTAGGTTGAACCCTAAAGAAGTCAATTACTGGATTTTGTATATCATAACTTACATTTGCAAAACCATTGCCTAAGTTTGACGTGCCAGTTCCTTCGTTAAAGGAAACATAACTTGAGTCAAAAGCAGATCTTCCGCCAGTTCCACCACCTCCACCACGATTATTATCATACCCCTCATAACCACCACCAGATCCAGGTGCTCCTGCACCTCCTGCACCTCCCCCGCCACCATCAGAAGGACAACTAGAACCATTACCACCATTAGAAATACTATTGATGCTTCCAGAAAACATTCCCTGAGCAGATGCACCATTGGTTGCACTAGCATTCCAAGAAGCACCACCTCCGCCTCCGCCGCCACCTACAACAGCAACATAACCATTCTTATATGAATCATATATTGCAGAAGCACCTCCGCCTCCGCCTCCGCCACCAGAGCAACCATTAGGACCAGCTCTACCGCCAGTTCCTCCACTAGATATACCACTACCGCCACCGCCGCCGCCAGCATTTCCAGAACATCCGCCACCATTGCCACCCTGTCTGCCAATTGTGAATGTTAGAGTTCTTGCAATGAAATCATTAAAGAATATAACTGCTCGTCTTCCTCCACCACCAGTGCCAGCAGACGCGCCAGCATCAGGTCCTCCAGTTCCACCCCTTGCTCCAGCAATATCTACTCGAACATTTTTAGCATTTTGAGGTATATTAATTGATCCATTTGAAGTGTAGTTGAATGTTGGCATTTACCCTAGATCTCTTACGTTATTCCATGTACCAGACTGATTAATATCTACTTGAATAGGATAATCAGATTTAATTTCCACTGGAATATCTATGCCATCAACTAGATAAAGATCACTCTCAATAACATCTTGCGGAACAATATCTGGCGTATAAACTGGTTCTTGGTCTCTAATCTTATCGGGTGTTTCTAGGAGAGCAAGGTTATCTGGCAATTCATCAATATTGATTATTGTTGTTTTAGTCAATGTTGCTGTGCCTCCGTCGCCAACAATAGTCAGAACCCATTCTATACTTCTTGGTCCAAAATCATCATAAGCAACATTTGTATCAACTGTATTTGTTATCGATTTATCAGTGCCATTTAATTCAGCACTACCAGAAGGAGTGAGAATTACAGGTTGTTTAGTTATTGATTGAGTATTTCCATCGGTATCAATATAAAAATAAGTTATCAACAACGTTGCAGAAATATTTGCATAACTATAATTTGCAGTTATAAATCCCTGCTCTCCATAGTTTATACTATCTGGAACTTCAAAATCATCAATTGTAGGTATTTGATATACAGTAATTGTTATTTCTGCTTCTGGACTTGTTCCGCCTAATCCAGATACATAACCAGCATATCTTGTTGTATCTTGTGGACAAACTGTTTCGGAACTTGTAGTGTTTCCATTAGTAATAGTTCCATCAGTCCATGTAACATTACTACCATCCCCAGTAATATACCAACTGACAACAGCACATTGTCCAGCGACAAGAGTTAATCTATTTGCAGAAATATACAATACTGGTGGAATATAAACAGTTACTGATCTGAATGCCGTAGAACATCCACCCTCATTGCAAACAGTATATGAATATGTTGTTGAGCTTGTAGGACATACTGTAGCAGATCCACTATACCCAGGATTTCCACTAAAATTTGAGGACGCACTACTCAAATAAACTCCAGAAGATGAATATGTTAAAGTTGTGCAGTTCCCCCGAATAAATGCAGTTGGATTAGCACTCAAAGAAACACTAGGTTTTGCTGGTGCTCCTGGTCCATCTAATGTCCATGCAACAGCACAGGGATTATCCGCAAAACCTGGAGCAGAAGCAGAATTACCAATGCTCCATTGCATTACAATTGTTTGACCTTGAGAATAAAATTTACTACGACTATTTCCGCCACTACCAAATCCACTAGGACTAAATCCAATTCCGCCAAAATTTACCGATCCTTGGTCGTCTGCTGCTGCTGTAAATGTATAAGTTCCACTGTATGGAGCAGTTATAATCCATTGACCAAAAAAGGATATACCTTCCATGCCACTAGTAGCACCAGTATTAAGTGGAGTAGCAGCATAAGAATTCATGAAACTACTCCAATTTGGATTAGACCATGCCGTATATCCTATAGATCTACTGTTTGCATACTGTGGCATTTATAGACTCCTTATATTTTTCCAGTCATCTGCTTTATTAATATCAACCTGAATTGGATAGTTTGCTTTAATTTCTACTGGTATATCAATATCATTAAGTAACATACCGTCTGTAACTACTTCTACATCTGGAGCATAAACAGGTTCTTGATCAGCAAAAAGATCTTCAGTATCTGGAGGATTGAGATTATCTGGTTGTCTGTCAATATTAACTAACATAGTTTCAGTGACAGTTTTAGTTCCTCCAGCACCAACTATCTCAAATTGAATTTCATAATAAGAAGGTCCCCATAGTTCCCATGAAATATTTTTAGTGATTGTTCCGCTTATAGTAGAATTAGGAGCGCCTGCTTCTGCAGAAATGTTATCAACACTAATATCAATTGTCTCATCCAATGCACTTGTTCCAGCATCTGGACCAAAGGTATAATACTTATATATTTTTATCTGGGCAGATATATCACAGTAGCTAGCAGCATAAGTAAGAGTTATAGACTCTGTTCCATAATCTATTGAGGTTGGAACCTCAAATTCATCAATTGAAGGTATTTGATATACCGTAATTCTTATAGAAGATTCTGTATTATAAGATGTGCCAGCAATACCAGATGCTTGAGCAGAATAAGTAGTCGATACTTGAGGAGATACAGTTTCAGAACTTGTCAGGTTACCGTTATTAATGTTACCAGATGTCCATGTAAGAACATTTCCATCTCCAGCAACATACCAAGAAATTATTACATTACTTCCAACAATAATTTCAGTTCTATTTGCGCTAATATAAACCTGCGGTATCTCATACCAGTGAATCTGAACATTACCAGAAGCACCTGAAGAAACTGCTGATCCACCACTTTCTCCAACAAAAAAGGTAAGATTGGGTCCAGATTGTTGATTACCATTGCTATCATATGGTTCTAAATCGTAACCAGCATCTATTAAATTTTGTCGTGTGAGATTAATTTCAGCATATGCTCCACCTCCACCACCTCTACCAACAGCACCTTCTTTTCTTCCACTTTGACTGAAGGTTTGTGATGCTACAAATGTAGATCCACTTTGACGACAATGCCACACATCAAAATAGCTATATCTAACTCTTTGTATAGATTGACTAGAAATTCCCCATGGTGATGAAGGACGATATAAAGTGCCGAGACTCAATTCAACTTCTTCCCAAACATCTAAATTTTCTGCTGGTGGTTTATTAGTGCTTCCAGACTTTGCTCTATAAACTAAAGTTTCATAAACTACAAAAGATCCAGTGCCATATGATTGATTACCTTGCCAAAAAGTATAAAGTGTATAATTGGGTGGAGATGATGCTGCATACCAATTTCCAATTATCCAATTTACAGTATAATAATTAAGACGACTTAACCATCCATAATTTTTTGTGTGAATTAAAGTATTTCTAGAAGAGTTTGGACTAAGACCAGTCACATAAAATGGTCCATTTGTGCTACCACCCGCAGCTTGTTGAGAAAATGAATAGCTGACACTATAATCATCCACAAAAGCAGTATTAAATCCTACATGATAACGCTTACTGAATGCACTTGGCGGACCACAACTAAATCCCTCAAGACCAGGATAACCAGCATATATGTCAGCACTACTGAAATTAAAATAATGGGTTGCTATAGTTGGATTATAGGAATGGGAAATAAAAGAAGTAAAGTTAAATATTCCTGTAGATCCAGCGCCGCCATTATTAGTTCCTCCACCACCAATACCACCAGTATTGAGTGTTCCTAACCTACCATTTACTTGACTAGTTAAATTAATTCCCAGATTAGACCAATTAGGTGTTCCAGTAAGAGATACTGTTCCTCCAGTTCCACCAGCATTTGATTGTGCAACACCATCTGCTCTTCTACCACCACCAAGTCCGCCGCCAGCGGTTATACCAAGAATTGTAGTATCTCCGCCATGACCACCAGCTGTTGGAACAAAAGTAGATCCATTATACTGAACACGTTCTCCACCACCACCTGCGCCATAAACACGAATTCTACAACTATACAACCAAGGGTCAATCTCCCAAGATTGAGTGCCAGGACCAGCATTTATTGGGGTATTAAAAGTTGTTTCGTATGCCATTAGTATTTAATAATATATTCTACTAGGACGAATGGCGTTTGGAGTTGATCGAGTTTTTCATCATCTTCGATATCAACATCAACATAAGCACTAACACCTGTCATATCAACATTAGTAGAATCAAAAGCATAAGTAAAGTTATGTGGATAATCTAAAGGTCTTTGTATATTATGTTTATGAACTGAATCTGCTTCCCATTGATTAGTTTCATTTCTTTCCATACCATGACCGCTAGATGCTGGTCTAGTTCCACCATCTTTACCACCAATATTAGACACAATATGATTTGCAGTAAAGTTTGTAAATACTTGGTTAGCATTATGTAAGTGACCTTGGAAATTAACGATATCCAAAGAAACTTCATCTGTTGTTCTATCAAGATTGTATCTTGGATTTCCGATCATTGGAAGACTGCTTTGACCAGAAACTAACATATTTCCAAGATAAAAAGTTTCGATTCTATTTCCAAAATTGCTGACGATTTCTACTTGAGGACCAACTCGTGTTGTTGGATTAGTTTCTTCAATACCTCTATCAATCCTAAAATTATTGTAAAGACCTGTTCCTCTACCACCAATAATTACTTTTGATCCGAGGTCTGGAAGAATAAATTGCCCCAACTCACCAGTCTCTTCATTTGGTTCTCTGAGTGTGACATTATCTTTAATAAATCTTGAGTTACTACCAGTTCCAAGAACTTGAGAAAGGGCGATATAATCTTTTGCGTTTAGAATAGAACCATCACATTTTAGATATCCCGCAGGAAGTTTTTCTCTAAAAACCGCAGAATTTGGATCATTTGCAAATCCAAGACCAGGAGTTGTATGGATTAACATACTCCCCACCATTCCACCGTATTTTGATCTTTCTCTTGTGTAATTCATTTTAGTATGCCCTGATTATATACACGCATGTTAGTGATGGTTGCTGAGTATTCATGTTTATTTCAAGTGCTCCAACATTGATAGCATTATCTAACGTAGTTTCAAGTGGAATATTGGCAGTAGCTTGAATACGACTATTTGGTTTTAGATTCGATTGATCATAAGTCACAACAAATGGATCATGACCATGAGCAACTAGGTTTGGATCATCAAAATTTCCAGCAGTATTGCTAGTCAATGTCTCATATCTTCCTCCATCCCCATCAAAATAATAATTTCTAAGACCACTAGGAACACTTAAAGTATTGCCACCCTGGCCATAATTAATTGTATCTCCTGGATTTAATGTTTCATGCTGCCATGTTGCCAATGCTGTTGCGATGGGATATCTTCTACACTGACTTGCAGATAAGTTAATAGGTGGGTTTTCAGCGTTAGCAGATCCAACAGTTCTTCCAGCAATACCATTGCCAAATCCACTAATATTACCAAATGATCCGTGACTGCTTTCATCAATCAAATAGATATTTGTATCTCTATAAGTCCATTCCCAAATTGTTGCCAGTTCATCAGCACCACCAAAAGATACTCTATCACCTCCAGTGTTATTCCAAATTCTATATCCCCATCTTTGCTGAATATAATCCCATGGAACAACTCCACCACCAGGACGATTAGCATCAGTAAATGATATACTTGGATATTGACCTGGATGTCCATGAGGTCTAATATGTTCGTGTCCTAGTTTTCTTCCTCCAATATAGACAGTTTTTTCACCAGAACCGTCAATGATAGTATTACCACTAATATTTCCACCATAACCAGATCTGACATTAAGAGTAAATACAACATCTGTCTTTAGTGAATTAGCACCAGAGAATACTACAGGAACACCATTGTCAATATTGTCACCGATAAATGGAGTGATAATATCTGCAGCATCTTGATCATTATCAATAACTCCTGGTCTTGGATTATTACCACCAACAAAATAATCTGGTTCAATATCCATCAACATTCTACCATCAGTAAGATTAGGCAGAACAAAGTTTCCAGTATAATTTGGAAACCCACCACCCAAATTACTAGCAAGCGTATTGTAAGTATCTCCAATTGCTTGGACTAAGAGAGGGTATCTTTTTGCTTCGAGAGTAGAACCATCACAAATAATCCACCCATCAGGAATACTACTAAGTCCTCCCGTCCATGCCATGATAGTGCCGATAACGGCAGCTCTCATGGTCTTTGTTTCTTGGTAAAATGCCATCTCTTATACGTCCAATAGATACCAACCAACTTGCGAGGATGGAGCGCCAACACCACCAGATGGTGTAGCATTTCCTGCATATACTAAGGCGAATCCAGCATTAGGAGTCTGAACGATCAATTCACCACCGTTATATCCAGCAAGGTTTGAGTTACCAATACCAGAGATCATAGCAGATCCAGTGTTAGAGATTTCTCCCTGAACCTTAATATCATCAGGTGCTCTTACAACCATAGATAAGTCATAAGTTAATGCACCACTAATATCTATAATACGAATCATATCGCCCATGAGAGCATTTTGAGGAAGTCTTACTAATGTGTTACCAGTGCAGTTGATAAAGTAATTAACGTTTGCCTCAACATTAACAACTGCCTCAGCAGTGTATTCCCACTTACGACCACCAGTTTGTGAGAAGTAGTCAGGAATACCAGCGATTGTAACAGCACCATCAGCATCAACTCCAAAGGTTTCACTGCCATTCGACTCAACTGTTAGATCTCCACCACGAACATAGAGATCACCAGCAACATCAACGTCGCCACCAAATGTAGAAGTTCCAGTTCCTAGTGCAGAGAACGAACCATAAACAGTAAAGTCACCAGATGAATTGACAAATGTTAGTCTTGGAGTTGTTCCATCAGTGCCGAAGATATTGATGTTACCGCCATTGATTGTTAGATCACCAGTTGCAGTATCAACTTCTAAGGTTGTTCTTAGAGGAGTTCCAGTAGATCCACCATTTGTTAATCTAAACCATTGTGTCTTAGGAACTACAGAACCATTAACAGTTAGTGTATTCTCAGTGGTTAGAGTTCCTTCAACATTTGTATTTCCAGTGATGCTATCAACGGTAAATTTGTTGAATCCAATGCCAACCTTAAGATCGCCAAGGATGTAAGTATCACCAGTAGTTGATTCGCAACGGAATACATCAGTTGCTGGTGATCCACCATCATTCACAATTAGTGATTGTGGATCTGTAGAAACTAGTGCAGCGACCGAAACAAATTCAGTGCCACTTAGTCTTAGGTAATCAAGAGTGCTTAGTGTTCCACCAAATTCAGCAATACCGAACCAAACATTTGCTGGACCATCGCCAATTCCAACAATTGGTTCATCAATTACGGAATCTTGGTTGTTGTCAGCACCAGTAATGTAACTTGCATTTGACTGCTTGATCAGTTTAGCAATAATAACACCATCTGGGTGGTTTGTATGAACTGTTGTTCCTTCTTGACCTCTAGAAACGATTAGTCGATAACCATTTGGATCTGCAGGGTTTGCAACGTTAGAAATACCCAAGATACGAACAATTTCACTCTCTGCTTCGGTTCTCAATCCAGTGATAACATTTCCACCAGTGCCAACAGAGTCTGGTGATAGAGCATTACCTCTATCGATTAAGAGAAGATCTCCAACTTGGAAGTCATCTACACCTGGAGTTGTAATTGGTAGGTAGTAAGAAGTTCCACCAGAAGTTACTCCATTAACCGTGAATACTAGGTCAGCACCAGATCCACCAAGTTGTGCCGCAGTGATGGTTAGAGTATCACCATCAGCATATCCTTCACCAGGACTTTCAATAGAAATATTGACAGTTCTATCTGGATCGAATCCAACATTGACCGTGAAAATTGCTCCTTCACCAGCGCCAGTTGTCGTTGCGCTCAGGAATGTGTAGTTACCAGGGAGTCTAGTAACATCATTTGAGTTTGGAGCAAGTGTAATCGCAGCAATTTGACCACCAGCAACTAAGAATGCATTAGATCCCCAGAACGAAACACCAGCAGTATCAATGTTTCTACCAGTAGATTCATACTTATAGAAGTCAATATTTGGATTCTGAATTCCACCAATAGCATGAGGAGTTCTTGTAGTTCCAAATCTACCTCTGACTACTTCAATAATACCTGCTTTTAGACCACCGTCAAGTCTAATATCACCTTCTACAATAGCAGAAGCAAGAACATTCAGGGTGTTTCTAATGGTGGTTGTGCCACCAGTTGAACCCATGTTGAATGTTGTTGCGTTAGTAGCAAGATTAACTGTATTTGTTTGGTCACCATCAAATAGGTTGGCAACTCTTGTTTGAGTGAATAGTCTGGAAGCACTAGTTCCAGCACCAAATCCAGTTCCAATCTCAAGGTTACCAGCAAGACCAGTGTAGAAAGTTCCAATCTTCAAGTATGAAGTGCTATCAGACTGTGTTGCCCAAGCACCACCAATATCAATTTTACACTCAGAAGTAACCTGATTACTTACTGTAGCAATATCAACATCGGCAATATCAGAATTTCTGTGAATCTTGAGAGTTGAATTTGTAGCAGACTCACCAATCAAGATGGACTGAGTTGCAGAAGAGTTGGCAATAGCAATGGACTGATTAACAGTGCTATTATTAACAAGGTTTAGAATCTGACCTTCACCACCCCAGTTCAATACATATGCATTGTTATTGACAAAGGTGAATGCCTGATTTGTTGTGGTGATATCACCATCATTGACTTGAAGATCACCAGTGATCTCCAGATCTTCATGGATTCTTGCGTCACCAACAACAACAAATGTTCTGTCTAGATTCTTATATGGATTGACAACATCGAGAACCGCAGTGTTAATACCAACTCTACCATTGTTGGTTGTCATTACTCTAAATGTTGCTTCGTCGCTAGGATCTAGCGAATCTCCGCCAACTAACAGAGCATTATCTACCTCAGTTTGTGTCTTAACAACAGTTGTCTCGGATAGGTAAGAATTAATTGTCTTACCACTGATGAATGCCGTGCCAACAACATCTAGGTTTGCTCTTGGTTCAGTCTCAGTAGAAACAAATCCATTTTGAGAAGCTTCGTGTGAAGAACGAGCAACAGTGTTAATACCTAACTTAAAGTTACCCCAAGTTTCTGTCTGGGTTCTTAGTGCCTCACCACCAACAATACCATACTCCTTCCAGTTAGAATTAGAGAATTCTACCTTAGCACTAGCAACTTGAGCAAGAACAGCAGCCCAGTTTAGAGTTAGAATAGTAATTGCATCATTAACCTGGAAATGAACGTAGTTATTTGCAGGATCAAATGCATCACCATTTGGACTAAAGACTGTCCAAACTGAATTTAGTCTAGTGTCTGGATAATTAGTAAATCTAATCTGAGAACCAGAGGTAATACCAAGAGCAGAATTAGCAATATCAACACCATTACCATCTCTAAACGTTAGTTTAACAACATTAGTGCCATTAAACTCAATAGTAAAGATGTTGTTGCTAGGAATCTCAGTGAAGTAGTTAGCATAAACCCAACCAAGAGATCCAGACTTGCCTACCTCTCTTCCCTTAAAGAGAATATCACCTGCCTTAGCAGCAACTCCACCGTAAGTAACAAACTGGTTACCATAAACTCTATTTCCACCATCTGCTACTAGAGAAGAATTGTTTGGTGAAATATTAGAAGGAACACCATTAGTAATATGTGTTTGGATCTGGTATGACTGACCATTTCCTCTCGCATTCCATCCAAATACAGCAGCATTTACTCTGTTCTTGCTTAGTCTAATATCACCAGTAGTTGGTGGATTAAAGTTAGTTCTGTCAAGATTCTCATCTTGCTCAAGGAAGGTAACAGGATCAACAGATGATACATTAGAACGAATAGTAAGTGCATCAGGAACTTCTGTGAAGTCATTATCCTGAACCGAAATAATAAGTGGAGACTGGAATACGTTCTGCTGAGAACCATCACCACCAACAACTGTGATATTCTGGTTGAAGGTTACAGGAGTCTCGAAAGATGTGACGAGGTTTCCTACATCTTCATCTTCGTCATCTCCAGATGATAGAACTGCCGCTTCAAGGAAGGTCTCTTCGCCTGTAATAGCGTTGATCTTACGGTTACCGATATAGAGGTCACCGTTAGAGTTTAGACCCGTGTAGAAGACGATACCAGCGTCCTGTTTCTTGCTTTGAGCATAGAAGTCCTCAGTAGGTGAAAGGACGATCTCCTGACGCGCTGGGAGACCTGTGGAGTAGTTACCAGGACCGAAACCAAGATACTCAAAGGTGTGGTTACCAGCACGAGCGATAGATGGTCTGCGAAGTTCAACGTAGTAACGCTGTTCAGAGACGATTGTGCTATCACCAGCAATAGGAATCTTACGATCTTCAGAACCAGAAGTTGCATTACCTTCTTGTGCTTGGATGATATAATTTCTATCAGCAAAAGCAGGTTGCTCAATTAGATCAAAGACACCTTCCTTGGTTACCGAATTCTTGTAGTCGTTAGTTGTAACAAGACCATGAATATAGTTGTCAGCAGCACAATAAGTTGCTGGAGGATCAAGTAGTTGAGATGCAAGATCCTTTTCTTCGGTTGTTGTTCCATTCTTCTGGAACCAAAGAGGATCATTCTTATAATCTAATGGATACAAGCTGCTAACTGGTTGGGAGAACTTAAATCTCTTAAAGTTATCAGCAACACCAGCGCCAGTTGGGAATGGGGAAATGTTACCACGTAGGCAGGAGAGATAGTAAATACCATCTTGCTGACCTGCGATTCTACGCTGGAGAGTTTCATAACTGAAGACATAGAATGTATCTTCAATAACTCCTGCATCCTCAACACTATCAACGTAGTATTCAATACCAGCGTCATCTTGAATACGATCACCAGGAGTGATGGTATAAACGTTCGCGCCGTTTTGCTTGTAAAAATACTCAGGGAAATTTTTGCGGATTAGTGTTTTTAGAGGTAGCGATTTGCCCATATCCTGGTCATCTACCATGTCGGCAAATGTGCTTCCCTGCGTAAATCTAGTGTTATAATACTCACTAAACTCTAACTTACCACCACGAAGATTCTTGATGATTAGATAGTGCTCACCATTAACAGTGAAGTATGCGTGAATGTTAGCAAGACCAGAAGAGTTGCCAGTCCATTGAACTTCATTAGAAGCAACAGATTGAGTCTTATTAGTTACCCACTCACCACCTTGAGGTGCGTTGATCTTAACAGTAGTAAATGACTCATTTCTCAAACCAGGGAAGTTCTTGGTATCAATTCCATGATCATATACAGTCAGTTCTAGATACTCGATCGATGGATTTGCAATATCCTCAACATAACGTCCAGATTGAATCGTTGCTTGAATACCAGAAGAGAATCTAGCAAATGCACGATATTCAATACCAGAACCAGTTTGATCCTTCTTATATGGATCATAAGTATTTGTTGGGTTGAGATTTTGTGTTCTAATATCATTAGAAGTAAATCCAATATACTCACCTGCTTGAACTGGGTTCTCAAAACGAGCACCATATACATTTCCAGCAACTGGTTTTAGAAGAACTTTCTGTGGAACTAACTTACGGGTGTCGTCAGTTCTTGTCTTGATAACAAATCCATTGATAGGATCTCTTGCGTTCTCAATATACTTAGGAATGATATAACGTAGTTTGTATGTTCTTTCATCAGCGGGACGATCATCCTTAATACGTGTGAACCACATATCAGTAGATCTTGGACGATCAGAGTAATCAGACTGATGAATTCTCCAGAGAATATTCTCTTCTCTTGCGTTTTGTGGTGCGCTGGATGATCCCTCATCCTTAACTTTGACATACCACTTACCTGAAGTAGTAATACCATTGCTGAATCCAGGATCAAATGCTACAGGTGCTCTACGCTTATTAGCATAAACTAGGAACTCTTGTGTCTGTCCAGCAGTAAATGTAATTGGATTTACATTGTTAATAGCATCGGCATGTGTTTTGTGAATTGTGAAAGTATTGTCGTTTTGATAACGAGCATAGAACTCCTTAGTTTTATCAATTCTACCAAAATCAGAATTAGCAGGATCAGTTACAGTGATATCAGGATCATTTGAGTATGTTGTTGAAACATTTGGTAACTGTGATCCTTCTGCTGCTCTGAAGAATACTTTCTGTGGTGTAACTGAAGCAAATGGAACATCAAAGATGTGAGATACGTCAGTCTGAATACCAGCATTAACGCTAGTAGATAAAGTGCAAGTGTAGTCATGAAGATCATAATTTTGATCAAGAATAAACTGATAGACATCAATCTCTACATTTGGATCAATAGACTCAGACTCAGATGCGTAAATGTAAATACCTGCTGCAGCATTCTCTGGTGAAGTAGCAAGCATCAGTTTGGTCTGATCGCTACCATTAAAGAATGTGGTGTTGCTGTAGTCTTCTGGTTGAGTTCTTCTACCAGGAGCAATTACATAGTAAGTTCTGTTTGTCTCGAAACCATTTGGTAGTCTGACAAGACGCTTATCAACATCAACATACTTACCAGTTGCTACATCAAAACGAGGACGTGGAACGAGTCTTACAGGTGTGCCAGTCTCGAAGTTGTGTGGATTAGATGCACCATAACCAGTGGTGTTGATAGTAAATACAGTTGCTCTTGAAGCAAACAGAGATACACTTGCTGTTTGATCTTGTCTATCAACAGATCCAACACCATTGTTAATAACAGTTGTGATATTACCGATTAGTGTTTCAATTGCATCAGCAGTTCCAGCACACTCTCTCTGAGAAGGTGAGGTTAGAGTATCTTGGATAACATCAGCACCAGATCCTGCAGGTCCAGCTGTTACTGTCTTAGGTAGAGTATCTGCCCACTGACCTTGCTCAAATACGAAGTAAATATCAGCAGTGTTAGTTGTAGCAGTAGCAGGAATAGATGCACCGAGATCAAATCTCGCATTAAATGCACCTAGTTCAATCTCAGTGTTGCTTACGATTCTCTTAACATAAGTATCTGGTGGGATTGTATTATAATCTGGGGTTGCTCCAGATTGCAAGAGACCATCTACATATGCTGGATTTGCAATATCACTATTGTCATACATAGTGACCTTCATACCAATCAGAATACCACGAGTATCGCCAACATCAACAATTGCAGATCCAGCATTTGTCTGACAGTTGTATGCAAGGAAGTCGAAGTTTCTCATGGCAGCAGTTGCCATTTGACCGACATAGTTCCATGCATCGATGGTCTCAGTCTTCTCTCCGTCAATATATGTTAGGTTATTGCCAACATAATATGCTTCACCTGCTTGAACCGAGTTGATGTTACCGCCAAGTCTAAGGTCACTAACAACAGCATCAACGATATAAGATACATCACGGAAACACTTAGATTGTGCTGCATCAGTTGTAAATCCACCACGAGTTATTGGTGGTAGTTCATCAATCGATGCTGTAGCAACTGCATCTAATACAATATCAAATAGTGTTTCAATAGAAGAACGAACGTTAGCACAATCCCATTCACCGTTGCTGATAGGTGGTAAAGTAGCAAGTCCGCCAGTTACAGCATCACAAACAATACCGATTAGAGTATCGATGGTAGCAAGAACATCAGAACAGTTATATTGAGTATAACCGCCAGGCTGTGGGAATGAAGCATTTGGATTTGGTTGAGATGGAACCGTTCTTGTAGTAGTTAGTGTGCCAACTCCTGCATCAGTTCCAATTGCTTGAACAATAATTCCCAAATTAGTCTGAGTTGCAGAGACAGCACTTGCACACAATGGTGTCTCCCAATCATCAACGATAGTGTTATCAATAACTTGTGCTAAAGTATTACCAGGAGAAGCAGTAATTGGGATATTTCTAATAATATCGGGAACAAGTTGAATGACATTATTGAATACAGAGCGTGCTTCATCACGCTCAGAATCCAGGAATGTCTCAATTGCTGCACCATACTTAACACAATTCTGTGCTGCAGAAACAAAAGTATGAGCAGAAATATCTGAAGAAATACCTACATTTACAGTAATAGTAGATGCCGTTGCATCTTCGATCTGCATCCAAGTATCATAGTTACCATCACCTAAACGAGGATATGAATGCTGAGTTGCATTGTTATCAGTAGCACAGGTAAATACCATGCTATTTGGTGCTAGTTTAATATAGTTTCCAGCGACCATATCATGACCTGGAATTGTCAATACTGCCAGACCAGTTGCTGGATCATAAGTTGCTGTGGTAGGAGTAAATTCCTTTCTCTGCTTGCTATCACCAAAATATGGATTGATGTTGGTTACATAAATCTCAGCAGCATCATAAGTTCTAGCGTTTCCACCGAACTTAACATCATACATAACTGCTTCAAGAACATCATAAACATCATCCAAGCAATCCTGTTCGGTATTAGTTGTTTGTGGTGTATATGATGGATATGCTGCCAACATACGCTGATATGCTTCCTTAGCAATAAATTCTTTATTAGAAAGAACTAAGTTATGAGCATCAGCATTAATATAAGATACAATTGGAGGATCACCAGATGCATCTAATGTAATAGTAAAGTCCTTGACATACAATTGATTATTAATTGCCTTATCAATTGAACTTGCCAATCTCTTAAATGCAGTAACGGATGGTGCTTCTTCACCAACTAGTCCGTTGCCAATTGGAGTTCCATTGCGATCAAAGTATGCCTTTGCTGCAGCAATAGTGTATGCATTACCACCAAACCATAGATCTTGCTGAACTGCATCAAGAATATGACCAATGTCTCTGCGGCACTTATTCTCTCCATCAGAATAATATGGGAGAGTTAGTGCTACATAATTTGGATTGAGTGGGTCATTAAGACTAATAGAAGATCCATCACTAATGCACTGAGTAACGATTGAAGTTAGAGACGCAATAGCATTCTGAACGTCTGTACATGCAGCGGGATCATTATTAGCAACGTCGCCATTTCCATCACCATATACTGCTTCACCAGGAGAAATTCCAAGGTCCTGATATCCGTTAGTTAATTGATTAGAAACTGCCTGGATCAGATAATCTCTAGCAGCTCTAAAACCAGTAATACTTTCCGCTTCTTCACCGACTAAACCACCACTGATAGGATTGTTATTTCCAATGAAATACTGTGAAACAAAATCTCTAGTATATTTGTTTCCACCAAAGAAAATATCCAGACCAACAGCATCAATAAAGTAACCTACATCTCTTCTGCACTTTGCGGTTGAACCACCAGGGAATACAAAAGTTGGGTGATCAAGTTGAATCTGATTGATTGCATATGTTTGTGCATCATCTTTATTGCGTCTGATAAAACGATATGCATCCTTAAATCTAGAAGTAGCAGTTTCGGGAATGTCTGCTGGGAAGAAGAAGTCATCATGATAAACGGCAATTTCTGCCAATGCATCATCAATAATATAATCTTTGTTATTTTCAATTAGATTATAGGTATCCTTATATCTTCCTGCTGGATCAATCTTCTGAGTTAGATCAATAGTAACACCATTTGTAGTGTCTCCATCTTCTTCTGCTTGAGAACCAGTCTTACCATTGGTAATAGGACCAGTTGGAAGATTGCTATAACCAGAGAGATCTGGTGCTTCGTTGCTTGGATCATAAAGATCTGCCTTAACACCAAGTAGGTTAGCGATTGCTTGCTTAGAAAGATCACGAGCTCTCGATAGTGCCCAGATAAAGTTCTCTTGCTCTGCACTATACTTGGTTAGACTTCCGTCAGCAGCAAAGTATGTTTGTAGAAGACTAATAGTATTGTAGTTACCACCATCTCTAAGGTCTTCTGCAATAGCATCAACCATCAAACCAATATCGTCGGTTTGGATCTGACTGAAAGTGGTAAATTGGTTTAGAGAATTAAAAGTTTCACTGATAATCTCTTGTCTGTTCGCATTAATTAGATTACGAGCATCATAGTATCTGTTTGCCTGAGGATCTCTACCAGGATTAACATAAGAAATGTCCTGAAGTCTTGGATACTTCTCGATAATATAACCGAAGACTTCCTCCTGGATCATGCGACGGTTGCTTTCAATTAGATTAGCAGCGTCAGCATATACGTTATTAACACTAAATCCAGATGGGTTTAGAATCTGTGGAGCAGCAATATACTTAACGAAACCAGTTGGTTCTAGAGTTACATTAAACTCTTCAGTTCCACCTGCAGTAGCAGGATCTAGTTTAACATACAGTTTTTCATCAGTCTTAGCACCGAGTCTGTAACCACCAATAGAAACTGCAGGACGATTCAGTGGAGTAGTAATATCTTCACTGCCTAAGAACAACTTAGTGAAGTTGTTTGGATCTTGGATTGAACCCTGAATATCAACAGTATAATACTGAGTTCTCTCAGTTGCTGCAGCACCATCTTCAACAATCTTTGGTGGGATAATGTCAGTGATGAAACCACCCTTATCTTGGTTAAAGGCAAATCCCTTAAAACCAATGGCGTGTAGTGAGGTATTACCGAAGTTAGAGTTAGAGTTGGTGATCGACATGTCACCACCTGACTCCATCAGGAAGTGATCAGCGAAACCAACAGCGAAGATCGAAACGTTCTGGATGAAAGCATCTTCCGAAGCACGAACGTGGAAGTTTCTCCAATCATCCTTCCAGTAGGAATCGCCCTTAGCGTGATAAGGAACAGTAGCAAAAGCATCAGTTAGTGATGCTTGGTTCCAAGTGTTAGAATACTCATCATAACGAATGAATGCTCTGTCGTCTTTCTGTAGCGAAACACCCGTGTATTGGGCGATAACCATTGACTTAAATCCAGTCGCCTTAAGACCATTCGCCCAGATACCGCAAATACCCCAGGTAGAACGGATAGAACAGTTAAAGACGTAAGGTGATGCAGACTCAACAGAATCAACTTCAGCAAGAGTCTGTGAGTTTTGTCCTAGTGCTGGTGTAGTATCTACACTAACAGTTTGACCAGAAGCAATGCCAGTTCCGATAGCACTTACAACTTCAGCAACCTCATATACAAATTTACGAGGATCGTTCTGATCAATTTCTTTAATTGGGAAGATACCCTCAAGAACAGTATCGATCTCTGTATTAGAGATAGCAACAAACTGACCAGCAAAATAACCGTGATCAACCTTAGTTGTTACTGTAACTTCTGTAGTAGAAGCAGGGATCGAAGGATCGGTAGTAGCATCGTTGAGTGTTAGTGACTCGATAACACGAGAGTCAGATAGAGGACCAACGATTCTGTTCTCTTGGATTCTGAAATCAAACTCACCTGGATCATCAATTGTTGGTTGATATGCAGAGAATCCCTTAGCAATCTTTCTATAGTAGAGACTTAACTCTTCCTGGTCTGCATACTCAAATACAGTCAGTTTGTGGTGAGAGTAGTTAGGAGGTGTTAGTCTGGTGAAATCATTTGGATCATAATACACCATTCCAGATCCTTCGCTGGAATCGAAGAGTGGCGATTCTGCAGTTGTCTGACCATCCTTAATAGTAAATTGCCAGAAGTAGCAACCACCAGTTACGTTAAAGATTGCCGAGCGAGGAACTGTAACGGAAGCAGGATCAGGAACGTAGAGAGGACGAACAACAGTTCTACGGAGGTCATAACCAACAAGTGATGAACCTCTGGGGATGATAGCACCACCCTCAGTGTTGTTAAACTTGTATAGAACGTTATTAGGATTAGAAATGTCTAGAATGGAATCATCTGTCCATTCGTTGTTTGTTTGATCAAATCCAAATACATCGATGCCAGTGGTATCTACAAGACCAGGACGGTTGTCAATGTAGTGGATACCAGGCATCAGCATGATGCTGAACTGGTCAAATCTATCGTTTCCAAAACCAGGAAGATATGAATATCTTGCGATCTCTAGGAAAGCACGTTGGATACTCTTAAATGGGGTAACTGGTGAATTACCTCTATTAGATAACGCATCTGTAGCGTTGAAATCATCAGGTGAAACATAAAGATACTTACCAGTTTTGCTGCTGATAAGGTTATCCAGACGTGTTAATGGCATGATTAATCTGACCCTGCGGTGTAATCTTTTATCCTAGGATTTATTTATACGCGAGGTCTGTAGCGATCTCTCATGATAAGGATTTTGGTGATTTCTTTTACACACAGATAAATGTATCCGAACTGTTCGGACCATGTGCAATCTCCACGGATATTCATATAAACTCCTAACATGGGCAGGGAGGGATTTGAACCCCCGAAAGCATAGCTGTCTGATTTACAGTCAGATTCCTTTAACCACTCGGAAACCTACCCAAACTGGGGCGGCAGGGATCGAACCTGCGACCTAGAAATTAACAGTTTCCCGCTACTACCTCTGAGCTACACCCCATTGAGAGAAGGTCTGTGATAGATATTGAACCCAGCATGGAGTTCTCTATGACAATTAGCACACAACATAATACATTTGTCTGCTTCCTTCTTTTGTTTTTCCAAAGACTTAGTTGAACCACTGACTTGAAACTCTTTCGTGCTCTCATCAATATGGTGGAACTCAAGTGCTTCAACGCACTTATCATATCCACAGGACTCACACTTGCCACCCTTGTATTCTACAAGAAGTTCTTTAGTGCGCTTCCTCCAGCTCTTAACGTTTGCCTTTAGTTTTGTTTGGTCTCTCATGTGATTAACTTAATGAGTTAATCTTATTTATACCAAAATGTTCGCTATTCGCAAATAGCGAATGGAGAATAGGAGACTCGAACTCCTGACAGCCTGCTTGCAAAGCAGGTGCTCTACCAACTGAGCTAATTCCCCAAGTGGATCGGATATGATGATCCCGATCCGTATGATAGACAATGCCTATCAAGAGCCACATGTCGGACTTGAACCGACGACCTACCGCTTACAAGGCGGTTGCTCTACCACTGAGCTAAAGTGGCATACGGGACTGAAGGGACTTGAACCCTCGACTTCCTGCGTGACAGGCAGGCGCTCTAACCGACTGAGCTACAACCCCATACGTTTGAATTTGAATGCTCCCCATTCAGAAC